CCTCAGCCAACTCAATCAACTCCTCCACCTGAGCCAGAACCCCAAGAGACCTCTGAACCTCTGGTAGAAGATGTTGAAGATACTTTAGAAGAACCTGTTGTTGATTCATTTAGAACTCCGAATCCCAGTCTTGAGATTCCCATTCCTGTTCAAGAACCTTCCACTTCCTCTTCTGTAGATAACCTTTTACAATCCCTGCCACCGTCAGTGCAGCAAGTATCTGAAGCGGTAGGACAAGCAGTTCAAGCATTAGCAGACTCCCTTCCTGAGTCAGTAACCAATTTAGGTAGCGACCTTACCCCTGAGAATCGCAAGGAAGCCCAGCAGGTGGTCTTGGTTACAGTAATTGTACCACAAATAGCGATGTCAGCAATTAGGAGAATCAAATGAATTTTATCAAGGCGATTGCCAGGTTTATCTGGAAACACCTTGACGCTTGGGCTGGAGAAGCCTTTACTTTAGTAGGTCTAATCATCGCTTGGATATTAGTAGAGCCAGGAGATACTAGAAATACTATAGCCGTTATATGTATCGGAGCATTCGCTGTATGGACCTTGTTTAAGGTCACATTAAATTCAGATAAAGAATAATACAACTCCTTTAATTGACCCAGCCTAATTGGCTGGGTCTTTTTTTGTTTTATTCAGTTGTTATATCTCGGTAGTCTCTATCCCCGTATGGCGCTGGACCACCAAGCTTTTTAATGATTGCGTCTATAGCCCGCAATACTCTCATTCTAGCAGTCTTTTCGTTAGTACCTAACTCTTTGGCTAGGTCTTTTGAATTTCTATTAGAAAGGTACCATTGTTTAAGTATGTTTTGCTGTTCAGGTTTAATCCTACCATAAGCACTAGAGATATCTACTTGCATAGCAAGTAGGTTATTGCCCTCACTAGGGGTCTTGGCTGCTCTACCTGAGTTAAGGTCATTGATATTTTCTGGCTCTATTAAGTTGCCGCTAATTACTCCAGGAAGTAACTCTTCTACAATATCTCTTTTGTAATAAAAGATATCGGATATTTCATAGCCAGAAGTTCTAGCTTTTTCATACTGACAGTACTTGCTCGCAGCATTATGTAATGCTCTAGCAAATAATTTGATTGATACCTTTTGGTCCTCAAGGTTGTACCATTCTTTAACCTTGTTGGGGTGTTCAACAAACCACAACCATAACTCTTGAGTAATGTCATCTAGTTGAACCATAGGATATTCTTTGTGTTTAATACTGGCTACAACTCTAACTAAATCTTTATACTCTGTTAGGTAATCTACCACTTGTATGTCTGTCCCTCCACAGTGAAGGAGCGATTGATAATTGGAACTGGTATTGGCGTTACTTTCGCTCTGTCGATATATAAGATACCGAACCCTGATTGCCAGTTTGCTGAGCCAGCCTTAAGGTATGAGGCTCTTTCTAACGCCATTAAATTACCAACTTCAAACCCGTAAAGGCGAGAGATTACTTTGCCATTTACTGAGGCGTGTTGGTGTTGGAGTCCAAGTCTATGTGTGTGTCCACATACAATAGACATCCCGACACGTTTTGCAAGGTTAAGCGCAGTACCTCCTGCAGTTCTAATAAGAGCCCCTTCATCTCCGTGAGCGAGTAGCCATCTTGGTGCGAACTCCCAGGGTCTGTGGTGAAACTTAATATCGAGTTCGCCATATCCAAGTAGTTTTTCATATTCAATATCTCTGAGCGAAGCCAACGCTGGCGCATATCTGTTGATGTATTGTTTGATTCTGTCACCGTGATTACTCCTCATAATATGAAATGGCTTGCCACCTAAGACTCTTCTGAAGTTAGCCATTATTTCTTTAGTTGTATCTAATCCTTTTTGTAATGTACCTGCATATTCAAGTGCATATCCTTTAGTCCACCTACTAGGCTCAGGACTATCGGCTTCATCTCCTACGCAGTACAGTTCATCTGGTTCGTAATCGTATACGAAATCCATAATGTTTTCAATTGCTTTAATGTCGTGGTCTGGTATTTGCATATCACTTAGTACCACTACTCGTTTCATTTAACGCCTTCCCATTCGCCATCAAGCACCATTAGTGCAATGATTCCGTAGTTCGCTAAGTCCATAAATGAATCTCTTAGTGATTCGTTTTCTGGAGTAGCACCCGTATCTATCAGGTGATTGATGCGGGAAATCTTGTCAAAGATTCTGACTCTTAATCCATTAAGTGGACCACCAGGAGCATCGGCTATGTTCTTTGGTCCGTAATCGTGTTGCTTTCTAATTAGTAATATTGCTAATTCTTCTGTGTGTTTTATTACATCTGCTTCAAACTTTTCTAATCCGTTAGATGCAATCCAACTACCAATACTATGACCACTCACGCTGCCAACCTTTCGTTAAACCAATCAGGTCCAACTTTAGAATATAAACTATTAACATCCTCGTTATCTGGTAGTGTTACTGGAACTACACCAGATACTCTTCTTGCTAAATCTTTAGCAAAATCTTTACCAGCTTGGTCTCCATCAGAGAATACATATATCTTGTCAAAGTCTGAAAGTATTCTGTAATGATGTGGTTTTAAGTTTTTAACTCCTGGAACTCCTATGGCAGGTAGTCCAATAACTGACAAGGTTATTGTATCTATCTCACCCTCGCATACACAAATCCAATCGGCTGCTTCAAAGTAAGAATTGACATTGTAAAGTCTAGTCTCTGCTCCAGGAAATCCCAAGTACTTAGGTTCTGAATTATCCATAGACCTAAAGCGGATATCAACTACACCAGCCTTAGTTATGTAGGGGATTGCTAATCTACCCTCGTAAGTTTCGTGCCCTACGGCTGGTTCCTTCACTACTCCCAAACGAAATCTGCTTACGTCTGGTAGCAATAGACCCCTGCTTGCTAGATATTCTTCTGCCAAGTTTAGGTGCTGATGATAGTAATTCGTCACCTGCTCCAGTGATGCTCTGTATTCTGGACTTTGCTTCAAGGAAATCAACTCCTTCTTGTATCATTACAACCTTGAATATATCACCTTTTATGTCACAAGTAAAACAATTAAAAGCATTTACCTCATTGTTTACTGTGGCAGAGGCGTGTCTATCTGAGTGAAATGGACACTTCATAGACCGCCACCCTCTACCGCTAGGAACTTTAGTTGCTCCGTAGTGGGATAAAAGCTTGGCTATTGGTGACATTAATAACCTGCTTTCTTTAGTAACTGAACATAAACCTCAACTGGCATTGTTGCATACCATTTACCAACATCAGATACGCCACGCTTTTTATGTATAACTGCACCAGTCTCAGCCTTTGCGTTTTTTGTTTCTATCTCTAGTTCTTTAACCCACTCAGATAGGCTCTGAGTTTTCTGATTCTTAACTTCCAAACAAACTTCAGGTAGTCCAGCAATATCTCCCCTGTCGTATGTGTCGCCCGCGATTCTTCTTTCCGCATATTTCCAACCTTTTCGTTTAAGATAATTAACTACATCACGCTCAGCACTTGAGCCTTTGCGTTTACTAGCGCTTGACATTACAGCCAGCCTTACACTTAACTATTGCAAATCCACTTGGTAATTCTCCGTGAATCTTTCTATTAGAAAAGTAAGTCTGTAATATTACACCAGTACTTTTATTTACTATATGCAAAACTACTTTACTCATCTTCTTCTATCTCTCTAATTTTTGCACAAGCTTTACAGATAACAGCCCATCCTTTATAGACTGTAGTGGCTTTACCTACCTTGCACCAATCACAAGGTGGGTAAGTAAAGCCAGTATCTGTGTCGGTCATAGACCCTCTTTGGGGTCAGCCAAGTACATAAACTCAGGATTAAACGATAGGTATACCGCTTCACTTCCTGATGCGTTGGCTCGACCATATCGATTCTTTACTGGTGCAACAGCCATCATTCCATTGACTGTCATACCTAGTGTGCAAATCAACGCAGGTAATTGAGATACCTTGCCTTGGATACTAGAGCGCGGTGGACAAGGACTACCGTCAAATGCTTCTGACGTATGGTGCAGTATCAAAACTGCAGCATTAGTATCTCTAGCCAAGTATTTAACTTCTTTCAAAGTTGAACGCATACTCGACCACTCCTCACCGCCACCATCTGTAATATCAATCAAGTTATCTAGCACGATTAAGTGTGGGTTTTCCCCGTGCACTTCCTCGAATGACAATACTTCCTCATCTAAATCGTTGAGGCTAGGTGCTGCATCAAATGACCAGAAGATATGGCTTGAGCCTTCGTTAATAGCGTTGCTCGCCAAATCAATATCATTTGAAAGTATCTTCTCAGTTTCTTCTTGGCTCTTTCCTGTGAGCATTGAAAGTATTCTCATACTCATAGTGTGAGCACCAGTGTCTGCTGAGATATACAGAGTTGGAACTTTCATCCAAGTTGCTAAAGCTAAAGCAAGTGTGGACTTACCAACTCCAGGTGCACCAGCAAACATAGATATTTCACTACGCCTCAAAACAATTTGAGAGTTTTCAAATACCCTGAATACAGGTGGTAATGGTTCGCCACCTGATTCAAGTTTGCCTAGTGTCCTGACAAGGTTACGCATTTACAATCGCACACTTATCTGGAGCGTTCATTGGTGCTGGGCAACCCCAGAAACCTTTACCTACTCTTGGTCCCTTTTGTGCTACACGATAGACCATACTGCCGTGCTTACAAGTAGGGGCCACAGGTGTTGGCTGGGCTGGTGGGGCTACGGGACCCTGAGCAACAGTAACTTCAGTTGCACCTAGAGCCTTAGCAGCGTATTGAACATTACTCTGAGAAGAATCAATAAACAATTCCTCTAAAGCACCGACTGTCTTGTCGATATTTCCTACTACTGCATCAGTTATATTCTGTTGTAAATTGGCGTAATCATCACCACGAACGGTGATAATGGTGCCGTTCTTTGTCTTGACATTCACTACAAATGTTGACTCAGATGACATTAACCTCTCCTAACTGGATTGCGGACTGTCCGTCAACCCAATAGCAGTGCTCGGTGTATGAGCACAGTTTACAACTGTCAAAGTTAGGTAAGTAAAGATTGTTCTGTCTGGCTTTCTCAAACAGAGCAACTAACTCATCTAACTTTTTTAGCGTAAATCTATCTAGTGCAACTGGTTCGCTAGTTGTCCCTTGCCTAGCCATCCAGTATGCACCCCAGTGTGGTCTGATACCAAATTCTCTTTCCATCATACAAGCGTAAACCTGTAATTGTAAATCACTTGATGGTGTTCTTAATCCTGTCTTTAAGTCTACAATAATTAATTGATTGTCACTAGTAACAAAGACCCTATCGATAGCGCCCTTAAGTGTAATGCCACCAGTTTGAATTTGAAGGTCTAGTTCAATGGCTGGCGTGCCGTCAGGTGTGGTCCATAGTTCCCAGTTACTACCCTCACGCCACTCAACCCAACGCTCTAAGAATGTCTTGCCATTAAAATACCACCAGTCATAGTTCTCGCCGTCAGGATTGGCTCTAGAAGTTCTTGATGATTGTCTGAAGTCTTCCTTAGCAATCTTGTCATAGCCCCTAAGTGAAGACTCTGTATCCCACGCTTGTTCCCATAACTTATCTATCTCTAACATAACTGTCTTCCCTTTCTAATTGGTAGGTATCCTACCACTTTTGTTACTCTTTCATTGTTTTCAAACTCTGTTGTCATTGGCAAGTCGTCTCTGAATTCCCAAATAATATCAACTTCATTAAGATTAAAAGCCCACACTCCTTCGGGAGTTGAGTTAATATACATTGGAATCATTGATTTACTTCTGGCTTCGCCCATTAACCTAGCGTATTTACTTTTCTCAATTAGTAAATCATCATAGTGAGTGTATCTACATTTAAGTTCAATGTATAGATTGCTTTCTTTTGATGAGCAATCAAAGCTTGCAAACTGTTCCTCTGATTTAATTAAGTCTGGTAGATACTCAGATTTAATTAGTTGAAATAGTTCTTGCTCGTTCACTTTGTTCCCACCTTTGAAGGTCATAGTTTGCACTAGCAAGATGAACAGCAGAGCCACCTAAGTTCCATATCGCTGGCTTCTCATTTACTTTAGCGATACGACTTAAGAAGTATTGCCAACCACAACTTAACCAAGTTGTAATACTTGAATAACTTGTGTGCTCTGGCACATCATATCCATTTACTTGTAACATTTATTCCTCTTTCTATTAGAAATACATTAGGGAACTAGGAGGACCAAGATTAGTCCCCTAATGTATTGAACATACAGCAGGAGACCAGGAGAAAGGATAAGACCAATCCC